ACCAGCATCTACCCACTTAGTACCCATTACGTGATACGCAGTGTGATAGTCAACAGAAAGTACATTCTGCTTAGACAAGATGTTGCGATCAGCTTCAATCCTTAGATCTTGCTGAACACCTTCAAGAATTGTTCCACGCTTAAGTAAGTAGCAATAGAACTCTCTTAGATGACCACCTGTACCAGGAGCAACTGTGTTAACAGCTTCGTCAACAACAACTGTGCATCCTGCGAATTGACCGACTTCCTTGGCTCCAATGCCAACTCCGCCACCACCCCATGTAACAGCGCCATCGGCAACCATTGCAGCGGTAGAGAAAGTTAACATTCCTACCTGATAGAGGTAGTAAGCAACTGAAGGGTGAACAACAAGAATATCTGGCTCTTCACCGCGCTCACCCAATTTGTTACGGGCTTTAGCAACAGTTGAAGCTGTCAAATAGTTGGTCTCGTCTGATCCTGAAGATGCTGCTTTAGCAACGTCAAGTGCGTTACCAGCTAATGCTGTTCCAAATAATCCTGCAAGTTGTGAGAACAAACGTGCATTATTTAGCTTGTTGATTGCATCTGCAAGCTGATTGCGGATTGCAAGCATTGGATCTTCACCAGCAGCCAAAATTGCAACGTCATCTACTGCATAGGCAAAGCCTCTGTGGCAGATAGATGCAATCTGGGTGTCTGTTCCGATCTTTTGTGGAACTAAATAACCGTTTGTATCCCAGTTAGCAGCACCTGTCATTACTGACTCAGTTGGTGCAACAGGGTTGAACTCAGGTACTTGAATACGTGTGCCGCCTTCTCTTGAATCAAGAGTTGAGCTACGCGCAACTGCACCACTCTTTACAAATTGGCTACGCTCTTTGATTGCCTCTTGGACATAGCGAGCCAGATTATTTCTCTTGACGACATCTGCGAGTAAGACACCGCCAGAGTAATTCTGAAATGGGGCTGCCATTTCTTCCTCCTAAAGAATTACGGTTTGATTGACCGCCAAGCCACAGACTTGGTAGTAACATGCTCCACTCAAATCACAGATTTGAAGATGATTTCCTCCATAAGCCACAGACTTATTTGTTGGGAAAGCATCAGAGTTTGTGTTACTGGGATGCCTCTCTTTGCAGCACGGCTGCTAGATCGGGGTCTTGGTTAGATAATAACATTTGTTGCGTGAGATTGCCCGTCTTCCAAGGGTTCTCTGTACCTGGAGCAATGTTAGACATTGGACTTGGTTTTGTTCCCATGCCCGATGCACTACTTGCTTTGAAATGGTGCTCCCACCCTGAACCAGGATTCCTTAAGTTGCTCACGTAAGAAGCTAAGTTCTGTTCTACACCACCACTTAAGACAACTGTTTCACCTTTATCATTCTTCTGCAATTGATTCTGGAGAAGAGACAAAGTTTGTTCTGCATTAATCGCACCAGCATTACTGATAGCGGCTAAAGCAGAGTTTCTGACAGCTTCGGTTTCGTTAGAACGTTTTAGTTGGTCTAATTGAGACTTCAAAGCGTCAATTTCCCTTACTTTTTCTTGGTTTGTCTTATTCGCCTCCTCCCATAGAGGCTTGAATTGACCTTGATCTTCTAACGATTTAACTCGTTTTTCATCGGCTTTTTTGTACATATCATCGACCTTAGCCTTCAGTTCACCGAAGGATTTCTCTGCTTTTTCTCTTGAAGCTCGCTCTTGAGTAAGCTTTGCCTCATAGTCTGCCTTTACGGCTTCAACATCTACTGCTGGTGGAGTTTGTGGAGCATCGGTTGCAGCCACAGACTGCTCAACAGAAGTCACAGACTCCTGCTGGATGACTTTCTCTTCAACCATGACTACTTAGCAGGTTTTGTAGGTTTTTGTGGGGTAGAAGCCTTAGCTTTTGGCTTCTCTACTGGTGTCTCTACCTTCTTTGGAGGACATGCTGGAGGATTTATCTCCTCAAATCTCATTTGCGGTACTGGCATAGTAGTGAATGTACTTGTCTAGTATTCTAGTGTATTAATCCGTTTCAGTCTCCGTTGCTGTTGGTAATACTTCGCCTTGTACCAAAATGTCCCTAAATTCATCTCTATCAATCACTTGTTGATCGAATAGGGAGGTTAAGGCGGTTATATCTTGACCAATAAGACGCTCAATGTCGAAATCACGGCTAATTTTAATTTCCGGAGGTTCTAAACCTACATATTGTGCAGATAAATCGAACGCTTTTTGAAGCTTTTGCTCTAATTCGAGCGAAACCATCGAGAGCATGGAATTAGTATCCACTCGGTCAAGTCTTCTTGCATCTGCCGACTCAGCAACAAATTTCTGCTGCGAAAGCGTGCTAATGCCGAGTGTAGCCATTTGTTGTTGTAATTCTTGTATTTCTGCTGCTTGTGCTTCAAATGCGCTTGATGCGGGTTCAACGTAATAAACCTTGTTACCCGGTTGGGTCGCAATCGCATAGTTGACGCTGATTGCCATGTCTTTGGTTTGATCGTCCCAGCCCTCTAGAACTAGCATTGGTTGTGAGGCTACATGCAGACTGTGGATTAAGTCGGCCTGTCTCTGGAAATGAGCAAGATTTAGATACGCAAGATCTAGTAAGGGTGGCTTACTTGTCATTGTGTCTATCTTCTCTGAATACACACTCACTAGAGGAACTTCGCCTAGTGAAAATTCACCTGACTCCACTACTTCGTAATCACTGCCCCCTGTTGGTGAGTTGAAATCATCTGTATATGTACCGTCCACAGTGTTGTATAACGATTTATCTTCCTCTACTTTTCTGTAAATTCTATATTTTCCTGGTTCTATAACTCGTACTTGATCGTGTACTGCTTCGCCAAATTCTCCTTGTGGAACGACTGCTTTTTCTCCGATTCTTACTTGTATTAATTTTCCATAGTTAACTTCTCTATCTAATCTCCACCCATACAAATTTGTAGGGTCTACGTCAATCCAATATGGCCTCCTATTTTGTTCCCTCTCCTCCGCCAAACTTAATGCGCCCGTTGGAGATGGGTAATCAACTAATAGATGACTTTGACCGTAAGTCAAAGAAGACATAATTAATCTTCTTGCGTATTCATCTAAATCTGATCCACATCCATCAACATCTTTTACAAAACTTTCTGTCCAATAAGGATCTCCAATAACTGTTATAGGTTTTCTTAAAATTAATCCTGTTGCAGCTCTTAATAACCTTTGTGTATAGGGTGAAAATACAGCTCTATTAACTCTTGATAAGTAGGCTTCGTAATCTTCTCTTGGTTCTAAAGGTAGAAATGCTCTTGAATTATCTCTTAAATATTCAGTACCTAATGTAACCGCTTTCATAATTTCCCAACCCTTCACCATGTCCAATACCGCACGAGTACGTGTAAAGGGACTATCAGTACCTCCAACAAATGTGGAGCTAATTATATTGGTTCTAATTGGGCCTGGGACAGCGTAGGTCATTGGTTTGAATAGGGGGTTTTAAAAGTAATCACTTACTTTTCTTTTTAGTTGTAGAAGAAGATTTCCCTTTCTTTCCTTTCTTGACACTTCGCAGGTAGCCTTCACACCTTTTAGTAGCTGCTGATTTAGCCATAATACTCCACTATCTTTAATAGATTCTATACGCAGTTTGCCCTAATGTTTGAGGTTTGGCTAAGTTAAATTGCTGAAGACATAAATAACCGAAAGCGTCGAAGGCATGGTCAACGCCTAGGTTCTTATTTGGTAGACCTGTATTTGGTGCATAAGTAAGAGTCCGGAGAGATTTTATTAGTTCTTTGCATCGCGGGTGTATGTAAGTTCTTCGATCACCTGCCGCGTCAAGTAGTGCAGTATTGACCGCTGTTACTTTGTCTCTAATCTTCCAAGGAGCTTTTGGGGCGGAGACGTTGAAGCCACTTCGTCTTAAAATACTATGGTCCGTTGCGCCTATTCCCGCAGTTTTCCTGGCCCCGCCTGTTGGGTCGGGACACGCTATAACCCTTCTATCCACGCCATATCTGCGGGTTACTTCTTCGGCAAAGTCCCATGTGGTTGCCCCACCTGTGAGCATGATTTCGTCAAACACATACAAGTTCTCCCCATCCCTTACCGCACATATTCCTGACATTGGATCTACGTTGAAGTCAACTCCGAGTAATAAAGGTGCTACAGTAATGTCCTTTGCTTTGGTAGAGATATTTGCATCGTTGAATGAGACTGCGACGAGACCCGTGAGATTCTCGAAGCTGGCTTCAAATTCTTGGCGAAATGTGCGGGTGTCTAGTTGGGCGCGGGCTGCCTCAACTTCTTCAGATGGGACATTTCCCCCTTCAATTGTTGTGTAACACCATCTTTTCCACTCCTCTGTGGGATCATCTGGGACGTAGCACCATAAATCGTAAAACCAGCTTGCGGTTCCATCGGGGGTACTAATGAATAAGGCCCAACCCTGTTTATCTGCTAAAGCTGGCCTGATTACTTGAAACCAGACCTCGGAATCCATAAATGCGGCTTCGTCTAGTACTACACCAGCGAGACTTCGGCCCCGAAGAGCCATAGCGTTCTCTGTTCCCTTAAGTTCTATTAACGAGTCGTTTATTAATTCTATTTTTAAATCCGTTTCGTTCTTTGATTTGATCCATTCGCGTGGAATTAACTTTTTTATTTCTTTCCAGGCGATGTCTTTCGCCATTCGGTAAGTCGGAGCGCAGTAAAAGTATGTTTCTCCAGGCCGACTTATGGCTGCTCGTAGTAATTCTATGCAGGAAAGATAGGATTTTCCGAAGCGGCGACCTGCTACGAGTACGCGGAAACGCTTTTCGCTGTGAAATACCTCGCCTTGCGCCCATCTGAGTGTTAGAGGTGCTGTTTTTGTACTCATGTAGTATAGAGTAACTGTTTTTTGTACCTCTACCCCCTATTTATCGACTTTTTTGGTGGTAGAGGGTTATTATCGGTTTATCAGTAAGAAATTTAGCTTGTGACAGACTCAACTTTAAACGGTTTAGGTGGTGCGCTCCAGCCAGTAAGGAGTGGGGAGGTTGTTGCGAAGCGTAATCCTGGTAAGTCAGCAGCTATTGTTGTTGAGGCTAGAAGACAGAGACTTTATAAGAGGCAGTTGGAGGGTTTGACGACTCGTCAGTTAGTTTTGGATCATGCGGTTAAAGAGGGTGTTTGTCAGAAAACGGCCTGGACTGATTGGGTAGCGGTTAAAGAATGGACAAAAGAAGACTGGGAAAAAGATAGGGAAAACATGCTTTCCAGGCTGCAAAGTATGAGGATTCGGTTGTTTAATCAAGCGATTAAGAAAGGTCAGCTTCAGACTGCGGCCCAGATACTCGATTCACTGGGTAAGGTCATTGGTGAAAGTGTCGAGACTGTTAATATCAATGCTCCTGAGCTTGCGATTCGGGTTGAGGCTAAAAATGAATACTTGTAGTGTAGTATATAAGGGTACTACATAAGAGCTTATTTTAAGGTTATTCAGTAAGTTCCCTATCTTTATATATAAAAAAATTAATTTTCCTACCTTCCCCCATTCATCCTAAAAAAAAAACAAACAAAAAAAAATCCCCACGTTTTGTGGGGAATTGAGAAGGGGAAAAAATTAAGCTTTTGAAATAGTAAAACTTGGAGAAGAAAAAATGGTTTTTAAATCTTTCCAGGTTTGTTTCATGTCTTTTTTCGCTCTATCATTTGCAAGACTTCTTGATCTGTTTATCACATCGCTCCAGTCCTTCAGGCTTTGGCTTTCTGCTTTTGCCTCAAGGTAGGCTACGTTTCCGCGTGACGCGTCCAAGTCGTTTTGCAATTGGTAGATCTGAGCTAGTAGAACTTTCTTAGTCATCTTCGAGGCTCTCTTATAGTTTGCTGATGTTTCAGCATCGAGAGAAAAAAGACGAGGAAAAGAAGAAGTCATTTTATTTGGTAAGCAGTTGTAAAAAAATTTTTCTGCTTAAATCCATATTAAAATAAATTTTTTAATGTAGTACAGTAATAATTCTAATTGTAATAATACTTAACATTTAATTATCTTACTCCATTTGCTAAAAATTGAGCATCAGTAGGAATTAATTTTATTTTACCTTTTCTGCTCGCTTTCTTCCTGTTGCTTTTTGGTGGTTGATGTAGCAAAGAGAAAGAAAACGACTATAAAAGGCTAATCAAGCTTTAAGCGCATAAGGAGATGAAACAACGTTTTCAACTTCAATTTTCGGAGGTATAATATCTCCTAACTTTTCTAATTGATATTTAGAATTACTTTCTTCAATCAACTTAGAAAATTCTTTTTTCTCTTCTCTTAATTTCGATGCTGCCTGATCTACTCTCTCAGGATAATTAGTAGCTAATTTTTCTTTAGCGTTTTCGATATTAGATTTTATGCCATGGCAGAAATAACCATTTTCTTCTTTTATGTACTCCATAGAAATAACTGGGCATTTTTTACCTCTTCCCAATTCCAGAGAAAAACCTTTTTCACATCCTGAGTTGGTCCATTCTAAATTCTGAATTTTGCAGCTAGAAAAATCATAATCACCTAAATAAAAATAAATATCATCAGAATTTAGCTCCTTTCTAATTGGCTCTAGGATTCTCTTAGTAAACTTCTTACCTTCAAATTTTTCTAAAACCTTTAGAACCTTTTCGGCTTGCTCAAATTGTGCAACCTCTTTATCTAATCTTTCTTGAATAATTTCTCTTGAGGTTTTGACTCTATAATTTTTCTTAGGCTTAACAGTTTTGAGGAATTCGGAAGTGTTCAACATTGTGCTTAGGTGTAGCTGTTTAAAATACTACAGTAAAACAAAAAATAACTCCATAGGTATTTTTACTCATTAACTCAACTAACTAAAACGTAATAAGAATTCTCACTGAGAATTAAAAAATTCTAGGGTTTTATTTTTCTATTATTGTGATACAGTATAAAAGGAGGGAACAACCACCAAAAACCTCCACTTAAAGCCATGAACAAAAAACCCGTAAATCTTGCAGAGTTTAGAAAACTCAAAATAGCAAGAGAGACAATTAAAAACCCTAACCTCCAATTTTTAGGAGGTCCAACATTTTTGGAAGCGCTCCAAACAATCGCAGAACATGAAGCAAAGCAAACATTAGAGAATAGGAGCTTTTAAAAATGGAGAAAAAAGAAGGAATGGAACTAATAGCCGATTTATTAGAACAAAACACAAAACGGCTAGAAATTATCCAAATTCTCGAAGAAAGAAACGTTCCAACATCTAGCGCTTATCGCTGGCATTTGGAAGCCTACAAAAACCATGAATGGGAAGAAGAACCCAATAAAAAAGAATCTCAAATTCTGCTAGATAAAAAACTAGCTCTTGATTGTTTGAGAGATCAACTTAATAAAGCACTAGCAGAAGACGACACAGAAAAAATAGTGTCGCTATCTAGTGAACTATTAAAGGCCCACAAAACAGCAAGGAGTTTTTAAAATGTCCTACCTACACGCATTGGAAGCGCTCCAATGGTCTACACATCTAGAAGTAGATCAAGAGGGAGAAACCACTTATTATGACGGCCTAGACTTTGAGCCTTCAGAAGATCTAAAGCAAAGAATCAAAAGAGAGTGGGAGTCCTTTGAGGAGCAGGCTTTAGATTTAGGTTTCGATCCTGAGTTACACAGATTAGCTCCTTACGATCCAACGCAAGGAAGTTTGTGGGACTATGTAGCACATGATTTTATTCTCACTAGAAATGGTCATGGCGCAGGTTTTTGGGAGTCTGGTAGATACAAAAAACCCTGGGGGGATAAATTAACCCAATTATCTAAGACGTACCAGGAAATAGACCTTTATCTATCTGATAACAATCTATTGGAGGCTTACTAATGACTAAACACTATTGGCACTCAACAGAGTTCAAGCACATCCTTAGAGGTGTTGCTTCTCGTTATCCCAAAACGTACCAGAGGATAGGAAGACAATTAGAAGCAAACGGTATTTTTAAATATAGAGGACTTAACAGACAACCAACAAAAGAGGAATTACAAAAAGAATACTTTGCCTTTGTTGCTGCAATGCCTCCTCACATAATCCCT